TTGTAAGTTCTTCAACTGTCACAGTAAATTTGCAATTATCAGGTTTAGTTGTTCCGATTTTAGCGATTTCACTTAAAGAACAAGCTCCGTCCCAATACCACAATCTGCGGCATTCACCTATTTTAACCTCTTGGCCATTTCTTTCTAAAAGTGTGCCAAAAAATACTCCACTTCTGTCACCTCTAAAAATATATTTTTGATTTTTCATTTTCTTATTTTCCTTTCTTTTTATTTTTTAAAATTTTATGTACTGCTTTACTAATCTTGGCATTTTCTTCTACATCTTCATAGCTAATTATCATTGTTTTTATAGGGTTTACAATAAAGTGTTTTGCTCCACTAGGAATATCTTTGCAACTTCTTATTATTTCAATATAAGCATTTTCTTTTTTATTTCCATTTTCATCAAAAAGAGAATACAAACCTAATATATAATTTATGTTTTCTTTAGTTGAAATAACAATACTTATCCCAAACATTTTACTATCATCTTCAAATTGAAAGAATACAACATCTCCAACTTTTAATTCATTCCCTAAATCATCTTTTAATAGAGTTGCTTGACCAACTGTTCCCAACTCTGTTTTCCCCTCAAAAGTATATTCAATTATTTTTTTCATATTTACTTTCCTTTCAATAAATTATTAAATATTGCCATCAATACATTGACAACAATGCTATTGCCTGCTTGTTTATATAATTGTGCATTAGAATTAACTTTAGCAGCTTTTTCAAAATCTTCATCATTAAAACCCATAAGTCTCCAACATTCTTTAGGTGTTAATTTACATATTCTTAATCTTGTGATATAAAATCAAATAAATCACATTGTCTATAACTACCCTTTT